CGCTGCAATTGGACTGGCTCGGAACGTAACCGGTGTTGTCGGCATATCCGAGGATCCTTTACTCACCAAAGTGAAACGATGCACAGCACGTGGTTTGGCAACCACGGGGTCTGTGATCGCTGGATTGGGATGCATTACTGGTTCCCTTTCCACCTTTGTAGGATTTGGAGCTTGTGTAGCCGCATGGTTATTACAAGAGCCCGAGCGCGAATTAACGGTGGACGTGATTCGCGAGGTGATCGATGGCAATTTGATCGCCCATGAAGGGAATACGTCAGGAAAAGAGGGCTCTGCTGCAGCAAACAGCAGAACCGTGGATAGCGTCGTACATGTTCCAAGGCAAACAAGAAGATACAACTGGATGGGTAGTAATATGAAGAAAAGGAACAAGAACGCGCGAATCCCGGTATTAGCCGGAGAAATACGTGGAACGCTTAGACTAAAGCACGGTATTATAAAGCATAATGCTGTTAATCGCTTGGTTATTCAAAGCGATGCGAACCGCGTAGTGCGAGCCCGACGACAGGAAGGGGATCCCATGTTCGTAAACATGAGGGACAACGATTTGTTTGAAGTTGCATTGCATGCTGCTAGTATGTTTTGGATACCTTCAACCGTTGAACTGAATGCTATGGATATGTATTCCGACAATCTTGTTGAAATGGCACGGGAAGTCCAATCCGCTTGGGTGGACGACCCCTCCGCTTGCTAGGGGTGCTTGGGTGTCGTGACTGGAACAACCAGTTCATCAGGTGTCGATTTATGGCAAATTGATGATATTGGGAATGGTGAGAGTTTCACAGTCACGAGGCTCAGGCAGGAAGGCGCGGCTTCAAAACCGCGAAAGTACTACAGGGTCAATGGAACAAATGGCCCTGATTGGGATATGCCTAATAATGATATTGAATCAGTAAAACACGCTATTTTAGAACGCGTTTTCTTCGTTAAGGATGGAAAGGGAGGGTTTAAGCGGTGTCCAAAGCCATGGGATCACCATACTATATCCTCCTCGGACAACCCTATCGAGGAAGCGCGAAATAAGGTAGAAAGCAGAGTACACACATTTAAGTGTGGTTTGGAACAGCAGGCAACTGCAGTTGGCAAGGTCAGCCCGATTAGCGACGAGGAATTCCTCGCGTTTTACGGTGGGGCCAAGCGACGATGTTACGAATCCGCAATTGAATCCCTTCTAGGTCGACCCCTAGAAGAGCGTGACTGCTGGGTCAAGGTTTTTACGAAAGATGAGTATCGTAAGCCGGGGGGTGCGCCCCGGGCGATTCAACCTCGATCCCCGAGATTTAATGTTAAATTAGGTAGATATTTAAAGCACATAGAACACACTATATTCAGTTCTATAGATAAGGTGTTTGATCCAACGGGAGAGCACCGTACAGTAGCAAAAGGCATGAACATGATTGATAGGGGAAATGCAATTGCAAGCATGTGGAGTAGATTTAAGAATCCTGTGGCCATAGGTTTGGATGCAAGTCGGTTTGACCAACATATTAACGACTTGCTGCTAGAATATGAACACAGTATTTACCACATGTTTGTGGAAGGTGATGGCGTGGACCTGCCACCACTTTCACAGCTTCTCGCCCATCAATTATTAAACAAGGGAGTCTACCATGGAAAAGATGGTAAGATAAAATACACGGTCCGCGGGTGTCGGATGTCAGGAGACATGAACACCTCCCTTGGGAACGTTATCATCATGTGCACATTAATGTATGCCTACTTCGAACACAAAGGTATGCTTAACAAAGTGTTGCTACTGAACGATGGAGATGATTGTGTAATCATCATGGATGAAAGGGAATTAACACATTTCCGCGATGGTTTGCAGGATTGGTTCCTGGAAATGGGATTAACGATGGAATATGATGGCGTGTACACTGAATTGGAGTCTGTAGAATTTTGCCAGGCTCGACCAGTTGTACATGCGGAACACGGTTACCACTTGGTGCCACGGCCTTCGAAGCGGCTGTACTCTGATTTGATTAGTACTAAACAACTAACATCAAAGAAGTGTTACGAGAAGCAAGTTGGGGCTATAGCCGGCTGTGGACTTGCCTGCTCAGGTGGTGTCCCTATCTACCGTAGCTTTTACAAATGGCTAGGTAGGGGTGCGACGCCGTGGGTTCCGGAGATGGGGGATCACTACTACAAATACCGACAAGAGCTTATAGATAAAATGAGCACGAAAGAACGCGAACCAACAAACGAGGAACGCGTTTCTTTTTATTTTGCGTTCGGTATTCCCCCTGATCACCAGATTACTCTTGAAAAGTACTATGATTCATTACCAGATCCAATTCATTCACAAGCTATCAACGACCCTTTACGAACGATTGATACCATTCAACACCTTTGTCCACCAGAACAGAAAGACAGATAACACACACACACATAGTAATCACACACACACACATACTCACATACAGAAGGAAAACTGTTACAACAATAAACCAGCAGAAGGAAAACTGCTAAGATGGAGAAAACCCGGGGAACCGTTAGGAGGAGGACATGGCCAGAAGGAAGACGTTTGGGCCCTACGGGGTTTCGCGCAAGATGGACGTAAATCGTCACGATGCTACTGATTACGGATGGATTGATCAATGTACCCTTAGATCATGAAGTACGCTTAGCATGAGAAGCGGAGTGCTATTTAGCACAGGGGACTAGCCCGAGTGCCGCTTTGAACCAATAGGTTTGGGCTAGTGGGTAATCGCTGTTCGAGAACTAAGGTATTCTCTTACGGTTAAACTAATTCCTTGCGAATCGAAATAATAATAACAAACAAAACAAACAAACAAAACAAAATAGGTCTCAACGAGTATCGGCACCCGTCGCTACTGGTTTGAGAATTTCTGGGGGAAGGCCCCAGACACGCGCTGCGCCGGACGGGGCAGTACGCGTACGACATCGTGAATTTATTACAAATGTCAGCTCAGAGTACACATTTACGAACCAACCATTATCGTTGGGTCTGAATGCTGGGGATACACAAACATTCCCATGGTTATCAAAGCTAGCAGCAGGTTATGAACGCTATAACGTGCACAGCATGACGTTCCATTACGAGCCATTTGTAAGCACCACTGAATCTGGTGCTGTGTTAATCCAAGTCGATTACGATCCAGCTGACCCAGCACCACTGACTAAGAATGCAATGTTAAATAGTCTTGGAGCAACCAGGTCCGCTGTTTGGATGAAATCATCCATGCCGCTTAGTATGAAAGAACTACGGTTTGATGATCATCTGTTCGTGCGACATAGGACACGGGACCAGCTCCAACAGGATCTAAAATTATACGATGTTGGAACCTGCTTCGCTGTAGTGACAGACAACGATGCAGTTACGGGTACAAAGCAATATGGTGAATTGTGGGTGTCCTACGACATCACACTTATGGTACCGGCGTTCCATGATACAACGCCGGATGCCTCGCGGTCAAGTGTAAGACAAAGTTCTTACCCTAATTATCTCGCTGACATCGGCGATCCCGGATCCATGGTCGGGGGTTCAGCCGTTGATTTCAGAACTTCTGATAATGGACAAAATGAATGTGCGATTACATTCAATGAACCATTCTCGGGGATAATTAATCTTAGCCAAGTAGGTGATACAGATAACGTGGTCGAATTTGAACCAACACCAGCACCAACAGGTGGTTGGATCAGTAAGTTAGCAAAGTTGGGTGGATTCGTCGTTAACTTCGACGATTTCTACAACATGTTTACTTACACGATACAGGTTGTAGCAGATGCGGGAGAAAGTCTAGTACTGAATGCTATGTCCATAGGTGATCCTGCCCTATGGACAGGATTTACTGAAATCCTACTTTCCCCATTCGCCGAGTCACTAATGGGATCGTTGCTGCTATTAGCACGCGCGACACCGTTACAAGTGGCACAGCGGGTACAGTCTGCAGGATTGAACCAAATATTGCCAGCCAGCGCGGTAATACCAAGAAAGGATTATGTGGATAGTCACATCCACAGAACATATAAGGGTCGCAGTAGTGGCGACGATATAATAGGTCAAATTATAGAAACAGAAAACAAAACAAAAATAAACTAAGCACACAACACAATTACGATAACGTTGATTACTATAAAACGCTCACATAGTGCCTATAGACGGTTGAAAAGCGAATTACGCCCCTTTTGAAGAAGGTGTTGTAAACACGTAAAAGAAGTTGGAAAAGATGGTGGTCCGGGTCCTAACCCATCATGGGGCCTGTTAGACAATAGCCAAAGATCGATGCAAAGAAGCATACGTAGGCGCGCAAAGAGCCAATTGTTAGATTAAGCCATACTTACCAACCCACTTAACGGAGTCCCTCACACTGAAATCCCAGCATCGTTCGTGCTGCGTAAGGAATTCAATTAATGAAGCCCCTTAAGTCACACTTTAAATATCCCCAGTGAATCTCACTAACCCCGGTCGTAGGGGGGAAAACCTG